GAGCAACCATTTGGTTTACGTATCTAGACAAAGACAAAGATGTAACCCGATTTCAAGGACAAGCTTTCAACTGGATAGGGATAGACGAGATAACCCAGTACCCGACACCTTACGTGTGGGACTACCTAAGATCAAGACTGAGAAGCACCGATCCAGAACTACAAAAGAATCTGTATATGAGGTGTACAGCCAACCCCGGAGGAATCGGTGGCTGGTGGATCAAAAAGATGTACATTGACGTAGGCGAACACAACAAACCGTTCCCTGCATCTGACGTCGAAACAGGTAAACCTTTCTTGTGGCCGCAAGGACACGAAAAGGAAGGCAAACCACTTTTTTATCGCAGGTTTATTCCTGCACGTCTAACAGACAATCCGTTCTTGATGGCTGATGGACAGTATGAAGCTATGCTTCGTTCACTACCAGAGATAGAACGGAAAAGATTACTCGATGGGGATTGGGATGTAGCCGATGGTGCAGCCTTCCCAGAATTTAGTAGAGCTAAACATGTTGTCGAATCTTTTGACTTACCTACCAACTGGCCCCGCATCAGGGCGGCTGACTATGGCTACGCTAGTCCTTCTTGCGTTCTTTGGGGGGCTATTGATTGGGACAATAATATTTGGATTTATCGAGAATTATACGTAAAACAGTTGACAGCGGAGCAATTAGCCGATAGAATACTAGAAGCGGAACAATTAGATCCGTTACCTCACTACACAGTATTAGACTCATCATGTTGGAACAAGACAGGCTTTGGTCCTTCCATAGCCGAAACAATGATGAGATGTGGCGTCCGTTGGACTCCATCTGATCGAAATAGAATACAAGGTAAAATGGAAATTCATCGTAGGCTTGCAGATGATCCAAGAACAAACGAACCGAGATTACGAGTGTTTTCGAGTTGTAGCAACACTGTCAAGCAGTTGGCAGCAATTCCTCTTTCCAAAACTAACAGCGAAGACGTGGACACAAAAGCAGAAGACCACGCATACGATGCGTTGAGGTATATGTTAATGACAAGGATGACAGGTTATGCGGCGATTCATCAAACGCTTAATGGTATCAAGAATCAGGTCTATCAAGTCCAGAATGAAACATTTGGGTACTAAAACAAATGGATGAACTACTACAAAAATTAAAAGATGGAAACCTAACAATAGCTGAAGCTTTTGAATTAGGTCGTCCTGATGTGAAATTATATCAAAATAATGGTAAACCTACTGCATTACTTAAGAAGCTACAAGATGCAGGATTTAACTTATCTGATAACTGGGATAGTATTGGCGACAGAGATAAACACGATATTTTTAACAAGGTTGCTAGTAGTCCAGATTATCTAACATTAGGTAAAGTAGAATCTAGTCTCACTCAAATGTCAGCAAGTGAAGATTTTAAGTATCCTTATCAAAATAGATTTGAAGCAGGCAAGGGAACTATAAGAGTTGCAAAAGTTAAAGGTGACCCTACCAAGCTAAGATTTGAAAAAGCTACACAACCGAGAGGTGAAGCTGCCGCCAAGAAGATTACTCTCCCATCAATAGAAGATTTAAACAAAGCAATACACGCTACGACTTTAAAGTTAAAAGGCAACAAAGAAGCGGTAGCATTCTTTCAGTTGAAGCATCTGTTAGGAATACGAAACAGAGATTTAGTTAATCTTACAGTCGGTGAAGCAATAGAAGATTCACCATATGGGACACTAGATCCCGGATCAAACACTTTGTACGGCATAAGTAACAAAGGGCAGAGAACAAATTACCAATTACCATCTTTAGCTCAAGACATACTGGCTGATCTCGGAACAGATGCTAAAGGAAGAATGGGTGACAGTAAATCTGTAAAATTGTTTACTCAAAGTGAAGCTAAGTTAAGAACACTCATAAACAACACTATGAATGAAACCATGTCCGAAATGGGCTTGGAAATCACAGACCAAAAGACAAATAAAAAAATACCATTCACAATATCTGATTTGAGGAAGAATGTATTCGATGCAATAAATGAGTCAGAAGGTACTGGGGTAGCAAACGTAGTCTTGGGACATTCTACAAAAGGAGACGTAGGATTAACCCACTATAAGGTTGACAGACAATCACGAAGAAAAATGAGTGTAGTCCAAAGAGCTTCTGAAGAATTTGGAAACATGTATCTTCAAGATATTAATCAGGTAAATCCTAAAGACTTGTACAAAACTTACGGTTTTAATGAAGATTTCTTTAAGGAAACTTCTGTAATTCCATTTACTGCTCCTACCGATGAGTTATCACAAACAACTAGAGATACAACCTTACAAGTTGAAGGAACAGCTGCAGACGTAAGCAAAACTTCAGATATACTCACAAAGCAAGCTAAACGCAAGGTGAGTAACCTAGAAAAGACAGTAACTAGACTACAAACCTTAAATAAGCAAATGACTGAACTGGGTGGCACTCAAGATGTACAACCAACAAAAACACCCAAGAAGAAAATACCACCAAAAGGATCTCCAATTGAACTTAGCGACAAAGCTAAATCTGCATTTAGCAAAGCGTGGGATGTTCTATCTGATAAAGGAACAAAAGCTTTAGTTGGTGCATTAGGAATAGAAACAGCTAGACAATTTATAGACAACCCTGCTCAATCAGCCCAAGATATAGCAACCGAACTTCTTCTTGAAAAAGGATTAGGAATGGGTCCGGGAGCTACAGTAGGATTTGCAATGCAATCTAGCCCTGCAGGTGCAGGCTCTGAGATCACTCCGACTGATCCTACAGCAGAGTACAGGACTATATCTGATGATGAATACGCAAACATGACATCTATGGGCTTAGATACTTCTAAGCAAGACATGGCTACAACTAATCCGATGAATTACGCAATGGATCAACAAATGAGTGATCTTCTACGTAAGGATATCCCTGATGAACAGGGTATTATGTAACTGGTATATAGGAGACAACAATGCCAAACAATGACTATAACTACGGTGCCGCATACATAATGAACAGCGACAAGACTTCAGTCGATGATCAAATGGGTGCAAACCAATTAACTCGTGAAGGTAAGGACTTTGACACAAAGATGGACAACTACGACTTGCAATCTGACATGCCAAAAAAACAGTCTAAACCAACTGTTGAAGGTTCTTTTTTCAAAATGGCAGACGACAAAAACTACTTTGGCTAGGACTTATTTATGGCTGACAACTTTTTAAATTCAGACGAAGAATCCGATTCACCTTTACCTATGTCCAATGCGGCAGAAATTATGCCGGGACTTGCAGGGTATATAAAGAGTAGATTTGAAGATTCTGAAAACGGCAGACGTTCACACGAACAAAGATGGCTACAAGCTTACAAAAACTTTAGGGGCATCTATGATTCTAGTACACAATATCGTGATTCTGAGCGATCAAAAGTATTTGTCAGAATAACCAAAACCAAAGTTCTTGCGGCGTATGGACAAATTGTTGACATATTATTTGCTAACAAGAAGTTTCCTATTGTTGTAGAAGACACACCAGTTCCAGAAGGTGTGGCTAAATTTGCACATTTGGAAACGCCTGCCGATCAGGTAGCACCTCCACCTCCACCACAAGACATGTACGGTTACGAAGGAGATGGTAGAGAATTACCTCCGGGAGCAACTCAGGCAACACCATCTATGGATTTCTTAGGTGGCATGTCCAATAAATTTCCAAATGCACCACTTGTCGAAGGTCCTGCAAAAGTTGGAGAACCACAGATAAGTCCATCTGGTGAAGCTGCTCGTAAAATGGAACAGATGATACACGATCAACTTCTTGATACTAACGCAGTCAATGTGTTTCGTCATGCTATATTTGAAGCATCTCTTCTTGGTACAGGAATAGTTAAAGGTCCTTTCAACTTTAACAAGAAAGTACACAAGTGGCAAAGAGATGAAGAAGGTAACAGAGAATATGCACCGTACGAAAAAGCAGTACCGAGAATAGAGTCTGTGTCTGTGTGGGATTTTCATCCCGATCCAGCAGCTACAAGTATAGATGACTGTGAATACGTCATACAAAGACATCGTATGAATAGACAACAACTTCGTGGTCTTTCTCAGCGACCTCACTTTGATATGGAAGCCATAGAAGAGTGTCTTGCAAAAGGTCCTAATTACGAAGACAAATACTACGAAGATACTATTCGTGAAGATGAAACTGAGCCATATTATCAAGAAAATAGATTTGAAGTTCTTGAGTATTGGGGTGTAATAGATGCTAAGTTTGCCGACGAAGCAGGATTAAAATTACCTCAAGGTATATCAGAGTTAGACCAAATACCTGTAAACATTTGGGTATGTGGCACAATGATACTTAGATGTGTTCTAAATCCATTTACACCATCAAGAATACCATATCAAGTATTTCCGTACGAAGTCAACCCTTACCAAATGTGGGGTGTTGGTGTAGCAGAAAACATGGAAGATGCTCAGATGCTTATGAACGGTCACGTTCGTATGGCTATTGATAACTTAGCACTTGCAGGTAATCTTGTGTTTGACGTAGACGAAGCAAGTTTAGTCCCCGGACAAAACATGGATATATTTCCCGGAAAGATATTCCGAAGACAGTCTGGCGTTAGTGGCACAGCAATCAACGGTCTTAAGTTTCCAAACACTGCAGGCGAAAACATACAGATGTATCAGATCTCTCGTCAACTTGCAGATGAAGAAACAGGCATACCGTCAATAATGCACGGACAAACTGGAGTCACAGGTACAGGTCGTACAGCATCAGGGTTATCAATGTTAATGGGTTCTGCAGGCTTGTCAATGAAGACAGTCATAAAGAACATTGACGACTACCTATTAAAACCAATGGGTGAAGCATACTTTCAATGGAACATGCAGTTCAACGACGATGCAGACGACATTGAGGGTGATCTTGAGATCAAACCTCGTGGGGTAGCTGCAGTGATGCAAAAAGAGGTGCGAAGCCAGAGATTGACT